TATTACCGAAATAGTTATCGCAACGATGACGGTATTAATTTTCTAAAGAAGTGTAATGTAGCTGTTCAACAGCATATATAATTTAAAGGAGTTTATTATGTTAGTAGTGCCAGATGATATGGCAGGCAGACCAATTGGTTTCACCTGCTCAACTTTTGATTTACTTCATGCAGGACATATTCTTATGCTTGCTGAAGCCAAGTCTGTATGTGACCACTTGATTGTTGGTTTACAAAATGATCCGACTGCCGATAGACCTGGTAAGAACAAACCAGTTCAATCTATTGTAGAACGATTCGTACAACTTTCTGCGGTAAAATTTGTAGATGAGATTGTTGTCTATAGTACCGAAAAAGACCTTGAAGACTTATTGATGTTTCTTCCAATTTCTGTTAGAATCATTGGTGAAGAATATAAAGATAAACAATATACAGGTAAACAAATCTGTATTGACCGCAATATCAATATGTACTTTAACTCCCGCAATCACCGTTTCAGTTCAACTGAATTGAGACAACGTGCATACCAATCCGAATTGAGTCGCCAGAATGTATAATGATGTTTGTAAATTCATAGATGCTTGTGACCAAGAAGCATCCGCAAAAAATGTTAAGTTATACAAAACCTTAATTGATGAAGAAGTTGGTGAGTTTCGTTCAGCTTACTACGCATGTGATGAGGTAGAACAACTTGATGCCTGTATGGATATGATTTGGGTTATCTTAGGGTTCTGTAAAATGAAGGGGTATGATGTTGATGCCGCATGGGCAGAAGTTGCTCGTTCTAACTTGGCAAAGATTGACCCAGCAACAGGCAAAGTAATTAAAAGACCAGACGGTAAAGTTTTAAAACCAGAAGGATGGACGCCTCCTGCGCTTGACAAGTTCGTTTAAATAGATTATAATTGATTATTAACTTTCGGAGATATTATGGAAACATACAGAATCGCAAAACAATTCGCTGAGGCTAATCGCCTTCCCCGTGCCTATAAGTACGATTTCTTTTTGCGAGAATTCGATGATATGGTAGAGGTCGTAGGTCTTATTGAAGACCCAACACTCAACATGACCGAGTTTAATGGTCGTGAAATGCTTTACCCAAAACGTTGGGTAACTTTGGCCGTAGTGCCAGCTTCAACAAGGATTTGAAATGGCAGTAAAGTTAATTTCTTTTAAAACAAATCAGACAATCATTGCCAGTGTTGTCTATGAGAATGATGAAAGAATTACAGTGAAAGAAACTGTACAAGTAATTGTTCAACCATCGAAAGATGGTCCAATGATGGGATTCTCTCCTTTCTTGGAGTATGCACAAGAGTTTAAAACAGGCATCACATTTGATATGTCTGACATTCTTTGCGTTACAACTCCAATGGTAGAATTGGAAAATGAGTATAATAAGTTATTTGGTTCTGGCATTCAAATTGCCTCAAGTATTCCAAAATTCTGATATAATGTATGAATGAATAAAAAATATTACACAAATGTTGCCTCTATTGGCAACAACATTTTCTACAGAGGTGTAAACAACGGCCGGCGTGTTAAGATGAAAATTGCTTACACGCCGACTTTGTTTTTGAAGTCTAATAAACCAACTAAGTTTAAAAACTTAAATGGTGAAGCACTTGAACCTATGAAGTTCGAATCTATCCGTGAAGCACGTGATTTTGTTAAGATGTACAATGAAGTACAAAACTTTGAAATCTATGGTCAAACCAGATTCGAATATGCATTTATTGCTGATGAACATCCAGAGATGACCGATTGGGACTTTGAAGATGTTGCAATTGATGTTATCGATATTGAGGTTGGTTCTGAAAATGGATTCCCTGATCCATATCAGGCCAATGAACCAATCACTGCCATTTGTATTACACGTGTCGGTGGTAAAACAATCGTGATGGGTTGTGGTGAATATATTAATAATGATGATAACGTTACATACATTAAATGCCGTGATGAGTATGACCTTTGCAAAACATTTATCAACCACTGGTCAAATAATTGTCCAGATGTTATAAGTGGTTGGAATATTAAGTTCTTTGATATTCCATATTTGGTCAATCGTCTATCCCGTATCCTTGGTGAAGATGACACAAAGAAGTTGTCACCATGGAATATGATTTCTGAACGCAAGGTCATGGCCATGGGTCGTGAAAACATTGCATATGAATTGTTGGGTGTTGCGACACTTGACTATATTGAATTGTACAGATGGTATGCGCCAGGTGGTAAATCACAAGAGTCATATCGTTTGGATAATATTGCGAACGTTGAGATTGGTGAGAGTAAGATTTCATATGATGAGTATGACAACTTGCACCAGTTGTATCGTTTGAATTACCAAAAGTTCATTGAGTATAATATTAAAGACGTAGCATTGATTCTAAAACTAGACGACAAGTTGAAGTTGTTAGAATTGGCACTTACTCTTGCCTATGATACGAAGTGTAACTATGATGATGTATTTGCACAAACTAGAATGTGGGATGCAATGACATATGGTTACTTGTTGAACCGTAATATCATCGTGCCACCAAAGGTTATGAAGGACAAAGATGCTGCTTTCGAGGGTGCTTATGTTAAAGACCCACAAAAAGGTATGCATAAATGTGTTGCTTCATTTGACTTGAACAGTTTGTACCCACACTTGATGATGCAATACAACATCTCACCTGAGACATTGATTGAGCCTGAAGACTACACACAAGATATGCGTGACATTATTATGCGTGGTGTAAGCGTTGATAAACTGCTGACTAAATCAGTTGACCTATCAAAGATGAGTGGTTATACTATCACACCGAATGGCCAGTTCTTCAGTACGACCAAACAAGGTTTCTTACCAAAGATGTTGGAAGAAATGTATATTGATCGTTCGAAGTTTAAAAAGATGATGATTCAGGCGAAGAAAGATTATGAAGTTGAAACTGATGAGACAAAGAAGAATGAATTAGATAAACGAATTGCTAGGTATAATAACCTACAACTAGCAAAGAAGGTGTCTCTGAATTCGGCATACGGTGCCTTAGGTTCCAAGTATTTCCGATTCTATGATTTACGACAAGCTCTTGGTGTTACCTCTGCAGGTCAACTTAGTATTAAGTGGATTGAGAATAAAATCAATTCTTACATGAACAAACTATTAAAGACCGAAAAAGATTATGTTATCGCCTCAGACACAGATTCGATTTATCTCCGTCTTGGTGAGCTTGTTGATAAGGTGCATCCGAAAGAATCAAACGTACAACAGATTATCCAATTCATGGATAAAGTATGTGAGCAGAAGATACAACCATTTATTGATGAGAGTTACCAGGAGCTTGCTACGTATGTTAATGCGTATGCCCAAAAGATGCAAATGAAACGTGAGGGTTTGTCCGACAAAGGTATTTGGACTGCCAAGAAACGTTACATTCTTAATGTATATAACAATGAGGGTGTTCAGTACAACGAACCACATATGAAGGTGATGGGACTTGAGATGATTAAGTCTTCTACACCGGCTGCGATTCGTGAGAAGATGAATACCTTAATTAAAATGGTGATGCTTGGTACAGAAGAAGAGGTACAAGACTTCATCCAAACCTTTAGAGAAGAATTTAAATCTTTACCTGCTGAAGATATTTCTTTTCCAAGAGGACTTAATGGCTTGAAAACTTATTCTGATTCTGTTACAATGTACAAGAAGGGTACTCCGATTCATGTTCGTGGTGCCATCGTGTACAATCATTTCCTGAAGCAGTATAAATTGGATAAGAAGTATCCATTGATTCAAGAAGGTGAGAAACTCAAGTTCACATACTTGAAAGTTCCAAACCATTTCAAAGAGTCAGTCGTATCTTTTCCAGGTCGATTGCCAAAAGAATTCAATCTACAAGAGTATATTGATTATGACACACAGTTTGATAAGTCTTTCCTCGAACCAATCAAAGTGATTTTAGATTGTATTGATTGGAAAACAGAGAAGACTAATTCATTGGATAGTTTTTTTAACTAAAGGAATATTATGAGTTTATTAGATAAAATTAAAAAGAACAGTACGATTAAAGACAGTGCTGTGCTCGCAACATCAAAGTTCTTTACCAAAAAGGATATGATTTCAACATCTATCCCAATGATAAACGTGGCGTTGTCGGGTCGTTTAGATGGTGGTCTAACCCCAGGTCTTACAATGTGGGCAGGTCCTTCTAAACACTTCAAGACTGCTTTCAGTTTGCTGATGGCCAAGTCTTACATGGACAAGTACCAAGATTCAGTAATGTTGTTTTATGATTCTGAGTTTGGTACTCCACAGTCCTACTTTGATACATTTGGTATTGATACTGAACGTGTCTTACACACACCATTGACTGACATTGAGCAGTTGAAGTTTGACATTATGAAACAACTTGAGGGGTTTGAACGTGGTGAGCATATTATTATTGTTATTGATTCTATTGGTAATCTTGCGTCTAAAAAGGAAGTAGATGATGCATTAGAAGGCAAGTCAGTTGCTGATATGTCACGTGCAAAACAAGTGAAGAGTTTGTTCCGTATGGTCACACCACACTTGTCACTCAAAGATATTCCAATGGTAGTTGTTAATCACACCTACAAAGAAATTGGAATGTTCCCTAAAGACATTGTTGGTGGTGGCACAGGTAGTTACTATTCTGCCGACAACATCTTTATTCTTGGTCGCCAGCAAGAGAAGGATGGAACTGAATTAACTGGTTATAATTTTATTATCAATGTGGAGAAATCACGATATGTTAGGGAAAAATCCAAAATTCCTGTTTCTGTATCTTTTGATGGTGGCATTAGCAAGTGGTCTGGCTTACTTGATGTTGCTCTTGAATCTGGCCACGTAGTCAAACCATCCAATGGTTGGTATTCACGTGTCAACAAAGAAACTGGTGAAATTGAAGACAAGAAGTTCCGTGAAAAGGATACTAATACCGAAGAATTCTGGTCTAGTATGCTCGTCAATGAATCATTTAAAGAATCTGTAAGGAAGAAATATGAAATCGCTTTTGGCAACATTATGGGAGAAGATTTCAATACGGCAGAAGCAGAAGAAGCTTGAGTACAAGTTTCTGAACTTACCTGAAGAAGACTCCACGATGGTAGAAATTACCGGTGGTAAGTATTCAGGTGTAGTATTCTCGTATGGTCATGTTAGATTTGAAGAAGGCGAATTAGGTCAACTACAGTTTACCTATAACGTAAACAATCCAGGTCAACATGGCCATGCAAGCTTGCTAACTGACCAAGAATATCATACAATGATGGGAGAAATTCTCACAGATATTATTATTAATCAAGAAAGCCATAATGAACAGACTAGAACACTCGATTCTAAAGAACCTGATTTACAATGAAACGTTTGCTCGTAAAGTTTTGCCGTTTCTCCGTAACGATTATTTCTCTGACAATACCGAGAAAGTAGTTTACAAAGAAGTTGATGAGTTTATCAACAAGTACAATAGTCTACCGACACACGAAGCACTCATCATTAATCTTACCGAGAGTAAGAAGTTAACTGAACAAGAAGTTCGTAATTCTATTGAGTTGTTACACAATATCAATCAGCATAAAGATGAACCAACCGAAATGAAATGGTTGGTTGAACAGACTGAGAAGTTCTGTCAAGACAAAGCAATCTACAATGCCATCATGGAATCTGTATCGATTCTGGACGACAAAGGTGATAAGAAAGCCAAAGGCGAGATTCCAAAGATTCTTAGTGATGCCTTGGGTGTATCATTTGACCCTAATGTTGGTCACGATTACATTGATGACTTTTCAAATCGTTATGACCTGTATCACAAAGTTGAATCACGTGTTAAGTTTGACCTTGATATCTTCAATAAGATTACCAAAGGTGGTCTGCCAATTAAAACATTGAATGTTGCACTTGCAGGCACTGGTGTTGGTAAGTCTTTGTTCATGTGTCACGTTGCTGCAAGTTGTTTATCTAATGCACAGAATGTTTTGTACATCACCATGGAAATGGCTGAAGAAAAGATTGCTGAACGTATCGATGCCAACTTGTTGAATGTGACAATGGATGAACTACACGTAATGTCTAAGGATGATTATGTACGTAAGTTTGGTGTACTAAAGAACAAGACACAAGGCAAGTTAATCATCAAAGAGTATCCAACTGCCGCAGCCAATGCACTCCACTTCCGTGCTTTGTTGCAAGAGTTACAGTTGAAGAAAAGTTTTAAACCTGATATTATCTTTATTGACTATCTTAATATTTGTTCGTCTTCACGTATCAAACCTGGTGGTTCTGTTAACTCATATACATATATTAAATCTATTGCTGAAGAGTTGCGTGGTCTTGCCGTTGAAGCAGGCCTGCCAATTGTAACTGCGACACAAACAACTAGGTCTGGTTTCACCAACACCGATGTTGACTTGACGGACACAAGTGAATCGTTTGGTTTGCCTGCGACTGCCGACTTTATGTTTGCGTTGATTAGTACGGAAGAACTGCAACAATTGAACCAGATTATGGTGAAACAATTGAAGAATCGTTATTCGGATCCTAGTGTATTCAAACGTTTCATTGTTGGTATTGATCGATCAAAGATGCGACTATATGATACTGAACAATCTGCACAGACCGATATCTCCGATTCTGGTCAACCAGATAAACCACTAAGTACATTTGGTAATAGAGAACGTAGAAATAAATTTGACGGAATTAAAGTATGAGTTTAACAGTAGAACAAGGTGCTTATGTTGCCAATGTATTCTCGGAGTATTTCGATAAGTTTGGCCGCATAGATGAGTATATGCGTGAACAGAAACTGGCAGCAATGTCAGAAAGACCATTCACGTTACCTGGATGTGGACCAGAAGAAGACTTGTTCTCCGACTTTACAATGTCACCGGCAGATATGCAATTTGAGGTTGTTGACTTGCCTCAAGATCGATGGGACATTTACCTTGATATGATATCGTCACATTCAAACATGACAAGTATACCCGGTCGTTGTCTACGATTGGCAATCTTAGAGAAGAAGTCTGGAAAGTGGTGTGGTTTCATTCGTCTTGGTTCTCCAGTCATCAACTGCAAGCCACGAAATCAAATGCTTGGACAAGTGTTTACGCAAGTCCAAGGCGGTGCTCAGAGGTTCAATCAATGTGCTGCGATGGGTTTTGTCATTGTACCTGCACAACCATTCGGGTATAATTACCTTGGTGGCAAACTGTTGGCTGCGATTTGTACCTCACATGAAGTTCGTGAGATGCTGAACCAGAAATACAAGATGACAACCTGTTTGTTTGAGACTACTAGTTTGTATGGTTCTTCTAAGGCAGTATCACAGTATGACGGCATGAAACCATTGATTCGTTTCAAAGGTCTTACTGATTCAGATTTCTTACCGATGTTACATGGCCAAACTTATACCGACTTGAAGAACTATGTTGAAACAATCATTGGTGAACCTCTTGCACCAGAAGATGCATCATCACGTAAGTTAAAAATCTCTAATCATATCATATCATTAACTAAAGTGGCACTCAAAGGTACACCAGAAGGTGCCAAGTTTGCACAGACGATTGAGAATGCCAAGAATCTGAATGAACAGAAACGATACTTTATCTCCGATTATGGTTACAAGAACATGGTTGATTTTGTGAATGGTAAGACCGACAAGTTATTACCTGGTGAAAACTATGAGAAGTTTCATTTAAACAACATCATTGAATGGTGGCGTAAGAAAGCCATCAATCGATTCGAGACATTGAAGACTGAAAATCGTATCAGGACTGAACAAGAAGTTTGGACCGGTGATAAAGTGCTTGACATTATTCGGTAACCTGGTAGGATAAATACTCCAAAAACACAGGAGTATTAATGACACCAGCGGATTTGAAGAAAGATGCCGGCAAAGGACCATACAAAGGAATGCCACGTAGTCAGGTTATGAAAAGAAAAATTGTTGATGGTAAAGATTTTACTCTCAACAGTGGTGCTAAGGTTAAAGCTACAAACTGGGACGAAAGTACACTAACATTATTTGTAGGTACCCGTAAAATTTCACTGAAAGAAATTAAAAAAGATCCTGATTTTGGTGGAGGTGGATCTGGTGCCGGTGCTGATGTTACTGCAATTGTGGAATGTGGCCAAGCATTGGTTTGTTCATTAGTATACAATGTATTGAAACGACCAATTGAATGGGAAGATTTAAAATTAGATTTGCTTGAAAAAGCAATGAGCTTTTGTGATTTGTCTGATAGTTTGGATGCTATCATTGAGAAATCACCACCTGAATGGGTGCAGTCATATGTTAAGTCAGCAAACATTCTTTATAAGAATTACAAGATGAGTGGTTCGCCTGTGTACTTTCACCGAGGTTCAAAGTTTATGAATGAAGTGTATAGTAGCAAGAAAATTGTTTATGATAATGATAAAAAATCAAAAAATCCACAAGCTCCAGGTTCTTTTTCCGATGACAAATGGAACCCAGGTGATATTTGGATGACAACATTAAGAATTGTTCCTAAAATTAATAGTGAATCTTGGGCAGCATTGAACAAAGATATTTATGACTTAGCACGTGCTAAGAAGTTGGTTGGTGTATCTTTGAAAAAAGTCGGTTCTTCCGCACATATTGAAGAATACAATGCATTAAGTGTCAAACAAACCAAAGATTATAATTATGGAGGTTTTCGTGTAACATCTGCATCTGAACGTGGTGCATTGCCACCATTTTTTAATTCAATTGACTTATACATGACTGTTGGTGATAAAGAGATTCAATTCCGTGCCACATCAGGCGAAGCAAGCTGGCAAGGTGAGATTAAAGGTGCAACTGCTGCAGGTGGTAAAATCGGCGGCGGTAACGTAAATTTCTATTTGAAAAAGTATACTGGTAAAGGCGTATTTGATAGGGAAGAAAAAGAAGTAATTAATTTTACAAAGTCGAAAGATTTTTTTCCAGAATTTTATAAGTTATATGAAAAACATTTTACTGGCAAAGTTTTATCCTATGAGGATTTTGTTATTAATGCAAAACTGAAACAAAAAGAATCAGCTGGTTATTTGTTTTCTAAATATATTAATATGAAATTTATTGACATATTTTTAAGTGCTAATGCTGCGACAAGAAATAAAATTGCGACCGACTTTTTAAGATATGCAGCATCCAATACCGACCAAAGTTCATTTTTCGTAAAGATATCCTAATGAAATTTTCAGAATTTATAACCGAATCAAAAAAAGAAGGTGCCAATCTTCACCTCGAGCACATTGAGGATGAGGTGTTGAATCGTGGTGTTGCCGGCACACGTGATGCAATTAACTTTCTGCAATCGTTACGTGATATGTTGGCAGGCAATTCGTCATCTAAAGTGAACGTCACAACAAAATGGGATGGTGCACCTGCAGTTTTCTGTGGTATCAATCCAGACAATGGCAAGTTCTTTGTTGGTACTAAAGGTGTCTTCAATGCAAACCCTAAGTTAAACTACACTGATGATGATATTGATGTAAACCATCCAAGTGGTGGTTTGAATGCTAAACTTAAAGTTGCACTACGTTACCTGCCAAAACTAGGCATCAAAGGCGTTTTGCAAGGCGACATGATGTTCTCTAAAGGTGATATCAATACACAAACGATTGATGGTGAAGAATACATTACGTTTCAACCGAATACGATTGTATATGCTGTACCATCAGATTCAAAATTGGCCAGAGCAATGACTTCTGCACAGCTGGGTATTGTCTTTCACACTTCATACACAGGCAAAACATTCTCTGACATGAAGGCATCATTCAATATCGATATCAATCACTTGACTTCAACTAAAGATGTTTGGTTCCGTGATGCATACTTTGTTGACGCATCTGGCACAGTCACATTCACAGAGCAAGAAACAAAGGTATTGACTTCACACCTGTCACTTGCAGGTGCAACATTCCAATCCATCAATGCACTAACACTTAATAGAATTGCCTCAAGTGAAGTAGTACTCACTTACATTAAGACATTCAACAATACCAAAGTGCGTGAAGGTAAAGAGATTAGAGATACTACTGCACACACAAACGAATTGATCCGTTGGGTTGAGGCCAAGTTGAACAAAGATATCTCTGATGCCAAGAAAGAAGAAACTAAACAGAAACGGATCAAAGAGAAGACTGAGATTATGCGTTTCTTCCGTGGTTCGGCAAGAGATTTAAAAAGTATTTTTGATTTGATGAACCATTTGGTGGCATCCAAGAATATGATTGTTAGTAAGTTACAACAAATGAAACAAGTAACAAATACATT